AGAAGTTGGCTATTGGCATCACATGGGAGGAACCCCCGAAGTTCAAGGATGAGCGGTGGTACTATAATCGTGTGAAAGATGGAGCAGTTACCAGCACCCCAATCCCTCTAGATCAATTGAAGGAGCGGGAGACAGCTAATGCCAAGAAGCAAGCTGGAGCCTTACTAAGCGGAAGCGATTGGATGGTAATCCGTTCAGTGGACGAGGAGGAACGCCCTGTCCCTGTTGAATGGTCGGCCTTCAGAGATGCTGTCCGTGAGGAATGTAACCGCCTTGAGGAAGTCATAGCCTCCGCAGACTTCGAAGGAATCCAAAGCCTCAAACCAGAGTGGCCTAACGATCCAAATTGGAAAGAGCAAGGTGAATAGAGATGAGTGATTTAGAATGGCTAAAGATTTTCGGAGTTAATGGTGGCGTGTTTGCTACCGTTAGCCTTACTGATGTGGAACTTGTTCTAAAAATAATCCTACTTTCTCTGACCTGTGCATGGACAGCCGTGAAGATCGTCAAACTCCTAAAGGAAGAATAACTTTATGACGGATAAAAAAGATCAACGAGAACGCCTAGAGCAACTCCACGGACTCCTCATAGAAGAGTTCATAGGACGCATAGAGAGCGGAGAAGCAGAGCCTTCCCTCCTTAACGCTGCCCGTCAGCTACTAAAGGACAACTCCGTAGACGCTGTAGTAACCGATGACTCTCCTTTGAATCGCCTTAGCAAGATGGTGCTACCCTTTGATAATGAAAGGGATCACACCAAGCAGCCAAGCGTGTCCAAGGACTTACTTCAGAACTGATGTCTCTACGAATCTATTCACAGTACGATAAGGCTTACCAAAGGCGACCCAAGGAAGTTAAGAAGAGGGTAGCTAGGAATGCTGCCAGAAGGCTTATGGTACGCAAGCATGGGAAAGCGGCACTGGCAGGGAAGGATGTAGACCACAAGAGGTCACTAAAAAGAGGAGGCAGCAACAATTACTCAAACCTTCGGATAAGAAGCAGGAGGGGTAATCGAGCTGATAAGAGATGAATCTCGATCCCCGGTTAGCTGACTTTAGGAACTTCCTGTTTCTGGTGTGGGAACACCTCAACCTCCCTGAGCCAACTCCTGTTCAGTATGACATGGCGGAGTTCGTCCAGAACGGCCCAAAGCGATCCATCATTCAAGCCTTCCGTGGAGTAGGGAAGTCCTACATCACCAGTGCCTTTGTCTGTCATCAGCTTCTCCTTGACCCTGAGCTAAAGTTCCTCGTGGTCTCTGCAAGTAAGTCACGGGCTGATGACTTCAGTACCTTTACCCTCCGTCTTATCAGTGAAATACCGATACTTCGTCACCTCCATCCTGATGATGACCAACGCTCCTCCAAGATCGCCTTTGACGTAGGCCCAGCGCAAGCCAGTCACTCACCCTCTGTTAAGTCCGTGGGAATCACAGGACAACTGACTGGTTCCAGAGCTGACTACATCATAGCTGATGATGTGGAATCTGCTAACAACTCCATGACAGAAGGCATGAGGGCCAAGCTCTCAGAGACCGTCAAGGAGTTCGATGCAATCCTAAAACCGGATGGAAGAATCATCTACCTTGGCACTCCTCAGACCGAGCAGAGCCTCTATGATCGCCTTACTCCCCGTGGTTACGATTGTCGGATATGGCCAGCCAGACACCTAGATGAGGAGCAAAAGGTCAGCTATGGCTCCCGATTAGCTCCCTTTATCGTTAACGCAGAGGGATCACCCGGAACCTCCACAGACCCCCTTAGATTCTCCGATGATGACCTAATGGAGCGAGAGGCTTCCTATGGACGCAGCGGCTTTGCTCTTCAGTTCATGCTGGATACCAAGCTCGCTGATACTGATAGGTATCCTCTCAAGCTCAGTGACATGGTAGTGACCTCCATAGACCCCAAGAGAGGCCCATGTCATGCTGTGTGGGCCAATAGTCCAGAACTGAGATACAATGATCTCCACAACGTAGGCATGGATGGAGACGGGTTCTTTAGGCCCATGAGTCTCTCCGATGACTTTGCAGAATACCAAGGGGTAGCCATGAGCATAGACCCCAGTGGTCGAGGCAAGGATGAAACTGCCTATGCGGTGGTCAAGTGTCTCCACGGTCAGTTGTTCCTTGTGGAAGCTGGGGGTTTCCGAGGGGGTTACTCAGTGGATGTACTGGAGTCCCTAGCTCACACAGCCAAGAGAAACGGGGTTAACTTTATCGTTATAGAAAGTAACTTTGGGGATGGGATGTTCCAATCCCTCTTCAAACCAGTGCTGGGAAAGATACACCCATGCACAACTGAGGAGGTTCGTCACTCCAAGCAAAAGGAGCTAAGGATCATAGACACCCTAGAGCCAGTCCTAAACCAGCATCGGCTGATCGTAGACCCCAAGGTTATCGAGAGGGACTATGACACTTCCGTGGGTTACGCAGGGGAAGTCGGGGGAGAACAAGCTGAGAAATACTCCCTGTTCTACCAGATGTCACGGCTCACCAGAGACAGAGGTTCCCTTCTCCATGATGACCGTCTGGATGCCCTAGCCATAGTTGTTCACTACTGGGTACAATCCCTAGCCAGAGATGTAGAGGGAGCAGCAGAGAGCCACAGGGAAGCCCTACTCCTCCAAGAGCTGGATAAGTTCATGGAGGGAACTACAGGGAGAAGAAGAGAACTGACTTGGATGGACATATAGGAATAGCGATTGCTGGCCTGAGGATGCGTTCTAAGAGACTTTTATTCCGAAGTAGGGGCAGAGGGGCTTAGACCCCCCTTAGACCCCCTTTAGGAATCTTTTGAAGCCTTTCCTCCCTCCAGAGCGTCTAAGGGAAGAGATGGGATCAGAATTCGGATTAGTGATGGCGTTAGCTGATAGCCTCTGCAAGGTGGTCACAGCAGTAGCTTTGGTGGTTATAGCTGCCAGAGTGGGGAAATAGTTTCTTAGAATCACTAGATTTCTCAGATGAGAAATACCCTCTTTTCACGAAAACGACACAAAGCAACGACACAAACTCAATATACCCCTGTTTTTCTAGGGTATTTCTAATTGGTTGGTGTTAACGGAAAAGATAGCGTGGGGGGATAAAGGGGGGGCCGTAAGAAAACCACAAGAGAAACGACATCAAATCTATAACTATTTCTCTAAGATAACTAACAACAACTATCAGAGATACCCTAAGACAACTATAGATAACCTAAGGTAACTATAGGTATCTATAGTGTTTCGTTATTGTTTATTTAAAAAGAAAGAGACAGAGTAACCAAAGATGAACTGTGGTGGTGATAAGGTTCCTACGGTAGTTAAAGTTAACGGAGTTAACGTAGTCGTTCATTGGATAGAGAACGATGAAGAGATGGGTAAGCTCATCCCCGGAGAGAAGCTAGGGGATTCTATGGGTTACGCTGTAACTTACCCAAGATTGATGGTAATTATTGATAAAGTTGTCCTAGAGCAGAGCCATGAGTTGCCAAGGATGACGTTGCTGCATGAGTTACTCCACATAATTAGTGATCTTAACGGATTAGGTCTCAGTGAACGACAGGTTCTAGGGCTGGAGACAGGATTGTATGGGATGCTAAAGGAGAATAAGGATTTACGTGAGTTTATGTTCAGTGAAATGAAAAAGAAAACTAAAAGACCACCTAAGCCACCTAAGAAGGGTAAAGGTTACTAAGGATTGTTTGTTAGTGTGCGTGTGTGTTTGCATTGTCATGTGTGGTGTTTCTATGGGGTTCACCTAAAAAACCCCATTCCCTTTTCCGTCTCCTCTCTCGTCACAAGTTCTGCTTCTCCCCAAACATACCTCCTCAGAACTGAGAGAGGAGACATCCCACTTTCCGGTAGTTTTTGGTAGAAAAATATGAATGGGTATATAACGTATAATTTTCCCGCTTTTCCCCCGGAGGGAGGGGGTTGCTTTTTTGGTGCTACATTCATAGGACACGCCACGTCCAACCCCACATTTGATGCCGATTGCCTATAAAAATAAAGGGCGGAAACGGATAGAAAATCCATTCACTTAATAGGTGGGTGGATTTTTTGTTCGGTGCGTCTATAAAAGTTTGGTGCGTCTAACTTTATTCGTCTATTTGAATTTTCCCTTGAGATGGTGGTGAATAAGTAGCTGAAATAAAACAGGAAAAAGACTTGCACAATCTTTCCACTGATGTATCTTGTCCACAGATGAACGCATTACTACTAACTGAAAAGCAGCTCACTAAACTGAATAGCCTTGAGACAGTGGCTGTACTAGGCAATGGCATTTACTTCCAGCTAGAAGGAAGCGTCGTCCATGCTTTAAAGCAATTGCCTCAAGGGTGGGTGACTCTTGGTGAGTTTAGGTCAGTTAAAGACGCGTTAGAAAATCTATAGACAAACAAACACACCACACAACACTATG